TGCTTGCCACGAGATAGAGAAATTATCAATGTATCTATAGGAGTCATCTTTTACGCAAGAGGTTAAATTGATGCTTCCTGAATTGGTTACCGTTATAGTTGGTGTGGTTCTTTTGTTTACAGCAAAACCAATCCTTTCTCTGGTCACTCGAATGGCATCATTGTTTTGACGTCTAGCTTCCCAAGTACCAGTTTCGTAATACCTCTGACACGCCCTTAATTCTTCTTCATAACTCTTAGGCATAAATGGTAGGGCTGTATCTCCAGCACAGAGTTGCACTTGGGCGATGTCAATCGTGCCTGAACCTACATAAGATTCAGCAGTTCCACCACCAAAGTTATTCGTGGCAATAGTAGTCCCCCAAATATAATAAAAATCGGGTTCTAAATAATCATCATTACCTGTCCCAAAAGTTTTGCTTGCTAATGTATTTGTGGTAAAAGTATGAGTAAACTTTTGCCATGAAGAGGTTAAACTTATAATTGTTCCAGATATATCTTCCGTTGCGCTTGGGCTACCCCCAGTCCCATAAAATTGCCGCAATTTAAACGCCAGTCTTTTGTTAGCAATACTTGATCTAGCCCAAAAAGACATTGTTACTGTTTTTCCATCACCTGCCAAAAATCTTGTAGCGTGTTCAATTCTATTTCCAATTAAGTGTAATGCGCTATTTCCAAAAGATGATCCTGCGCCATTAACTGTTAACCTAGCGTAATAAAATGCGTTAGGAATATCACCAGACGTTAATATTTCTCTTGTTCTTGAAAGAGTTGGCAGTGTTCCACCATCTTTAGAGATATAATCTCTCCACCTATCAGCAAAATAAATATTTGCACCATCTGCTGGTGTAAAACTCACCCCCCTCTGCCACACATCAAAATTACCATTGATTATAGCTTGACGAGAGAGAGAAGAGTTATAAATTGGGCTAGTAGATGGCAAGTTATGCACACCAGCGGCGGTGTGTTCAACCTTAAACTGGTCAATTACTCTTTTAGCCCAGACTGCATCCGCAACAAACTCAACGATTGATCCAACTGCGTGAGTTCTAGCTGCACCACTATCATCTACGTTTCGTGTTTCAATGAGAACAGTATTTCCAGAAGTTCCTGTATATGAGATAAATTCTCTACTTGATGGAGTAGAAGTACCATTAGAATTTACTCTATTGATAACTAATACTCCTGGTACATTGTCTATACCCTCTACGTCATCGAAGGTAATTGCATCTCCAGTAGTAGCAGAACTCAGTAATTGAGCCGCTAAAGTCTTTTGGATTGCGTTCTTGGTTGTTGGATAATAAAAATCACTTGCCATATAAACTCCTTTTTCCTTCTTTTAACTGAAAGAGAAAGGGGTTATCAAGCTTTTAGAGTAGGAGTCTGGATTTTTGTATTTATTTTTCTAATTTTGATCTTTTTAACTTTAGGAGCTTTGAATACTTTAGCCGCAACAATCTTTACTTTGGGTATTTTGGGTGGAGCAATTTTCTTTAATGCCGGTACTTTTATTTTCTTTGCTTTCTTAGCCTTTGAACCACTAGATGATACTTTTTTAGTTTTACTGTCTACTTTAATTGCCTTTAATTGCTTACCCTCATAGTAAGAGATGATGTTTTTATCCACTAGGTCATCTATGACCCCAGGAGCTAGTACCATCTTACCGTTTACTTCACGTCTTTGATCAACGAGCCATGAATATATATCCTCTTTTGAGGCACCAGAAGCCATCATTTTCGTCAGTTCTTCTTCAACATACATACTCTTAAGGTCATTAACTTGTTTGGCGATTTCATGGTACTGATAATTCTCTGGTTTTGCTCCAATCTTACTTAGTAAAGCAATAGAGGCATCATCTTTTTGTTGTTGGGTTAGGGTATCTCTTGAATTGATGTTTGAGATTTGACTCCATATGTCTTTTTCATAGATAGCTTGCTCGTATGAAGAATTAGAGGGCTTAGTTACTTTTGATTCATAATAGGTGGCTATCTCTTGAGGAGTAAGTAATTGAGGTGAGTTATCAAACTTTGCTTGAATAACAGACAAGTCCTCCGATGTTTCTCCATTGGTGGGTACTACATCAGATTTACCTCGTTTATTCATAATAGAGTCATAAAATGCCTTTGCCTTTTCTACTCCTTGAGATTCAAGAATAGATTTATAGGCACTAGATTGTTTATCACCCAGGGTTGAAGTATCGCTATCGAAGTATTTTCTTGCCTCTGGAATAGCATATTGACCAAATGCTCCGGCTTGAATTGTATTTCTGAGATTTTTTTCCACCGGGAATCTTACCCTACCAGACTGGCTCTCTGAATAACCTTTATTTACCGACGTTAACCCCTCAATTGTTCGTTTTATTTGTTGACCGCCAAATGGAGGTACAAGTTTAGTTAGTGGGTCTTGGAGACTACTGGCGGCCAGTAGTCCACTACCGAATCTAGTTGGATCGCCCTCACCAAACAGCTTTTCTCTTGTAGGCAACTTACTACCTAAGACATCACCGCCAAACTCAGGATATATACCTGCTAAAGTTTGACCGAATGGAAGATTGGATAATATCTCTCCGGCAAGCCTACCAGCGCCAAGCATTAGCGCTTCTTGAGGATTTTCTGCTTCTTGCGCGGTTTCTACAGCATCAACACCAGCACCAATCGGATCAAATGAAACATCATTGCCTCTTATTCTCTTGGCCAGATCATTCATTAAATAAGATGCAACAAAGAAAGTGACAAACTTTCCGGCTTGTTTCTCACCAGCCCATTCTTTCATCACATGCCAGATATTACTTACCTCTAATTGAAATGGTGCAATCAGTTGGAATACCTTAGACTTTTGGAGTAAAGGTACTTCTCCAATTCCTCTACCGGCCACCATTTTTCTAGTCATATCATCTGCATACTTAACAGGTTCGGTTAAACCATTCTTAAGTGCTTTTTCGTATAGTGAACTCCAGATATATCTAGTGCCAACCTCATCACCAAACTTAGTGATAGCGATTGCGGTTTTTTTAGCACTTGCCAGCACGCCAACATCAAACTGACTGAATGGGTCTTTAAGCCTAGTCTTTAGAAACTGCGACTGATTCATCGCTTCATCAGGTTTAAGTATTGAGGATAAATAACGTAACGCACCCCTACCCGAGTTGTCTATTCCTGCCTCTGCCACACCTTGAGGAATATTAAAGAATTGCGCAATGGCCGAGGATAAGTTTCCAAGAATAACATTAGCTTTTGTTCTGGTGTTTATCCAATTAAGTACTCTAAAAGGTTTTCTGCCAATATATTTTTGTAATGCTCTATCAGCCGGATTGGTTTTTCCTGCCAGATCGTTAGCGTAATCATCAAGAAATTCAATAAAGTTGTTTAGTTTCCCATACTCTGGGGTCTTTGCATCAGAGGTTGAGTTGACCAACTCAGTTCTAAGTTGTCTAAACCTATCAATAAAAGGATCAATTCTCTTGGCGTATGTTTGAGCCTGAGCATATTCTAAGAATCCACCCACCGCGTCATATTCAGTTTTTAATCCTAATCTTTGTTGAGCAAATGATAACCACTTAGATTTTGGTTTAACGTATTCACTCATTCCAGCAAGTGCCGGGTCAATTCCGGCTGGAGTTTCAAATAGATTTTTAAGTCCTGCAAATGTACTGGATAAATCTCTGAAATGTCGGTAATAATCACTCCTTCTAGGAATTATCTTGTCTGGAGAATTGGGATAGATTTTTCTACGTACTTCATTGACCTGTTTCAATAAATCATCATAGGCTGATCTAAACCACTTGTCCGACTCAACAATGTTGTCCGCCTTATTCTTTCCGAACTCTTTAACTAAAGAATTGTAATCTCTTAGTTTTTCACCATATTGTTGAATTGCGGCACTTTCCTTCGAACCCTTTTGAAAGTTAAACTTGTCTACAACATTCTTCCTAAGTCCAGTAGCGAGGTTCTCTAAATCATCAACCATATCGCCCTTGGCTTTATCAAATGGCTCAAGTATCTCTCTTTTTGCCTGTGAGTTGGGCCCAAACACCCTGTCAAAGTGCCTATAAACGTCAGTCATTCCCTTGCCCGGTTCTGATATATCTTTGAGGTTTGCCACCTCTTTTGAGTAGACCGGAGAAGTAGATTGTTTAATAGATGCGGCTACACGATTCGCCAATCTGTTTGGTGTCATTCTTGATGCACCCTCTTGTTTGAACAACTGAGATTGCCACTCCCTAAAGTTATTAACTGCGTCTTTTCCAATGTCGGGGAGATTGTTCTTTAGAACCTTATCCTTTACCTCTAAGTCTGTTTCTGAATTGAAAACCAAATTAGTTACTTGCTTTGCCTTAGCTCTTAGCTCTTTTGCTAATCTAATTTCTTCTGGCAATCTAACTTTGGTATCTAACTTAGTAGGTAGGTTTAATATAACCTCAAGTGCTTTTTCTTCATCTTTTATTCCAAGATTTTCCTCAACATACTCTAGTACCTTATCCGTTAGTTTGTCGGGTATTTTCTTGCGCATTGTTTCAACATCACCCTCTAAAATTGCGTTTGATCTAGCAAACTGCTTGAATCTATTTATATCTTTAATCTGATCGTTATTAAAGAAACTTCTCTGGTCAGTAGCACTTTTGGCACTTTCCTTTAATGCTGATAGTTGTTCAGATCCAAGCTGTTCTAACTGTTGAGCTTGCTTCAATAATGCGGTTCGTGGCTTAAGTGATATAATCTCGTTAGATGAGGCTTTTGGTGTTTCTAACCCTTGGCTCACTTTCGGCAGTACTTTGGTACTACCTTGATTCCCAACAATACGGGGTAATATTTGTGCCTTTCCTGTTCCTAGCTCTGGTGTATTCGATATACGAAGTTTACCAGCAACTTGGGGGTTGGCTGTTTGACCGGATAGCTCTAATTTTAATGGTGCTGCTTGTGGTTTTACTTGTGATTGATTGAAGAAATCTGAGGCAGAACCTTTATAAAAATTATCTGGCTTTTGATCAAATAGGTAGTCAAACTGATCAATGAACGATTGCTTATCCATTTTCTGTGCTTCTTTGGATAAGTCGCTTAGTACTTTAGGAATTGCTTCTACTTCTAATGGATTAGTAGGTGGTTGAGTTACTTTTCCCTGAACAAATCCGCCTTGGTATCCCATTGGCTCTAACTTATATTCAATTCCCCTACTTCCTAAGCTATATGACCAAGATTGCGCTGTTTTCTTATCCATCATTTGATCAAATGGAATGCTGCCTTTTTCTGTGAAACGTAATCTGTATTGTTGGTTATCATCAATGGTCTTTAGAACCTGCTGAGCTACCTTCTTAACTGGCTGACCAGTCCGCTTGGCTATCTGCTGAACATCGGCATTCTTAATTAATTGCTTAAGGGCTTTACTATTAAATAGATAATCACCAGCTCCCTTAATTAGATCCTGATTCCCTGCCATTCCTGCGCCTATCGCTAAGGAAAACAACCGATCCCAGTTATTCCTAGGTAATTGATTTAATTTATCTAGAATCTCATCTTCAATAACATTTCCTGCGCCATGCACACCTCGCTGTGTGGCTTGAGATAGAAGAAACTTAGCCACTCCTGAACTCTCGCCCATAATCTTTGGAGCTAACGTATTTGAAACCTTTGAAATAACAGGATTAGTTATATTAAGTAGCGGTCTCCAGCCCTGAAACTCAGCCATTGATTGTCCTGCTCCGTAAGCAGGATCATTTCCCTGAATTTTGGCAATTCCTGCACCTAATGCTCCTGGTATGCTTGAAGCTAACAACCCTTTGGGAGTCATTTGTGATACGCCCTTAAGAGCTGACCATCCACCCAACGCAAGGGGCTTAACCCTACCACTTAGGGGTACTCCCTGCTTGATCATCTCGAAGTTCTGACCGTAAGCAGTACCAGCATCCATAGCAGTTTTAGCCACTGTGTCACCATATCCTTTAAAAACTCTGGCTGGCACACTATTACCCTGACCCATTACAGCCCGACCGGGTGCGCCTAAAGCAGACTGATTAAAGTTCTGCATAGCCTGAACAGGTCTTTGCATCCACGTTGGAGCAGGTTGATTTAGAGTAGCTTTGAATTGGTTATATTGAGGAGTGAACCTAGTAACATCAGGTCTTTGAGCATTTACAACATTTAGTGCACCTTGCGCACCTCTATACAGCGAACCGAACATGGGATTGGTCTTTGCAACCGTCTTAAGGGCATTTTGTGGTGTAAATATTTCTCTAGCTTTGGAAAATAACCTGCCTAAAGATAGCTTGGATATATCGATCATATCCCTCTTCTACCTAAAGTAGAGAGGGGTTATCAATACTGGATAGGATTATATGCAGAGCCAATCTGGTTCATGTTCTCATCGTAGACACCAGGCATATATCCTTGGAGATCATCTCTTGTCTTGTAACCTGTAGGATTAGTTTGTTTAGCCTTGGATGTAGCACTTACACCATAATTAGTTGTAGGTTGAGCCGTAGTTGACTGATTATAGGCATTGACCATACTCTGTGGATTGTAAGCACTAGCTGAACCGCTGGCTGCTTGGGTACTTAGTGTTAGTTGCTGCTTCCACTGTTCGAATTGATAATCCTGTTGCTGTTTCCAGGTGTCCATCTGTTGCTGATACTGTTGCTCAGCTAATTGAATCTGGAATAACTGACTCTTATACTGTTCAAGATAAGCTAGTTTCTGTTGTGCTTTCTGCGCCTCGGTTTGAGCCTTTTGATTAGCAATATCCATTAAACCCTGTTGAAATTGAGAGTAGGCACTTTCCTTTTGCTGAGATACCTGAGATTTTAATTGTTCTTTAGCAATCTCAAACTGGGAATTAACTTCGGTTTCTTTCAGTCCAATTTCCCTTATAGTTGACTCATAATTTTTCAACACGTCTCTTGTGGTATCCTCATATCCCCTCTGAGTGCTAGCCATGTTGCGCTGAAACTCAACATTTTGTAACTCATTGGCTGCTTGACCTGCGGAAGATGACCCGCCAAACCTTTGACGGTTTCCCATCATCAACTCGTTGTATAATCTTCTTGAAGAGTTGATAACATCTTCTTTTCGTCTATCTGCTGCGGTTAGGGCATCACCCTGTCTTTCGCCCGCCTGTGTTTTTAAGTTACCAATCTGTGCTGAGGTGTTACCCCAACCCAAACCAAGTTCTTTTAATCTTTGAGCTTCTTGTTCTAAAATTAAACCAAGTTGTCTATCATAAGCACCACCAAGTTGAGATTCTGCTTGTTTTAGATAATCAAAGATAGGATTGTAGGCCTCGTCTAATTCTTCTTGCGAAGGACCAGATGGCACCGATGGCGAAGAGGGTTTTTTCCAACCACTAGCCGCATCCCACCACCAACCATCAGCTGGAGGACCAGCATCAAAATCCTTTAGTCTTTCTTCTGTACGTCCTCCACTTGAGCCACCAGATGATCCACCACCAGAATCTCCAGAAGAGGGGGGAGGTGTAGTTGGGGCTGGTTGGTCAGGCCAGGTACCAGTTGGAGGTGCAGGATCAAAGCCTGGTGGTAAAGCAGGTCCCTGTTGCCCTGGTTGCAACTCCCACCCTGGAGGCAACGCCGGACCCTGTACAGGTGGTACTGGTGCTGGCCAAACTGGTTGAGCGGTAGGAGGAGGATTTGGGGTTGGTACTGGTGTTGGCGAGTATGATACTGGCATATATTGTCCTTTTAGATTATTTATAAATAGGTTTGCAACTACACTCTGCTTTCCGAAGATAACGAACCTTCACCCATACTCGAGGCGGTCATGCGTAAACTTAATAACTCAAAATTGGCATTGGCTTCTGTGGTGGTAACTTCCGCATATAAGAGTCTTACTGGTTTGAATAATTGTGTATATGAGGTCTTTTCTTCTCCTGCGGTTACTACGTCTCCAGTGGAAGTTCCCCACATTGCCTCACCCCACATATTTATTCCCCAACCCATAGAACCTGCAACTGAGGCACCTTCTAAAGTAAAGGTCTTAATCTCAGAAGATGAACCGTCTCTTAGCTCGGCGACAAGGGATACGTTTACAGTTCCCGTAATGCGTCTAAACAGGGAGTAGAACATCTTTACAATCTTAAGCAATGACCACTTACTAAAGATCTCTTTGTTTGTCCTGAAAATCTTTTGAATCGCCGTACCATCGTCTGTGTTAACTGCTTTATTAAAGTAATAGACCTTATTGTCATTGTAAGAACCCACTACCCAGTACTCAGTACCGGTTGCGTCTGTATACTTGAACATCTTAGAGATACCAAACGGTGTTTTCCAGATACCTACAAAACTTCCTCTCTCTCTGTCATACACGGCACATTCTTTACGCTTTGGAAATGAGAGAATGTATTTGTTATCTACATAGAACGCTGTGGCTGTAGCATAATCTTCTTCGTTTAATAACTCTAAGTAAGGTCTCATTCTAGCTGAGACTTCATTAGTTCTAATTAAGTTAAGAAAGTTTGGCTCAAACCCAGTGACATAGATACCTTTTCTGCCAAAGTAAAAGGTATCATTTTCAACCGTTGCGATCACGTCTTGGTTACAAGCACCTACCGAGGTAGATACTGCCTGATAAATTGGATCTAAGACTATAAAATTCCCAATTGAAACTGTGGCTAGTTCTACAGCGTAATGGCAGTAGTTTTTATAAACAATGATCTTGTCTGATCCTGGTTGTACTGCGAGTCCAGTAATATCATCACCTGAGTCTGGGTCAATATATACGTAACCCCCGCCATCTACCCAGTTGAACTTAAATTGGTTAGGATATCTTCCCGAAATTAGTAACTTAGTCTTGTCTGTCGCGTCAACCATTAGAAGACGGTCTTTATATTTAACAACCATTTCAGAAGATGGACCACCAGTTGAATTAGTAAGAGGAGCCTGAATAATTAGTGATGCGGCTAATCCCTCATCTACAAAAGTAGTGGTTGAAGCACTAACAGCGTTAAGAAACGTCTCATCTCCGGCTGTGCCTCTATAGACTTGATAGTTTATCGCTCCAGATACTCCAGTCCAGAATAACCTTACCTGTGTTTTGGTTAAATCTTGCGGTAGCTTAGACAATACATAATTTGTCGATGGGGTTGTTTCTCCAATAGTATTAACTGCGGTAACTTTCCATGAATAAGTATATGCCCCTGATGCTCCAGAAAAGTTAGTCGCAGATAGCCCCGTTGGGACTCCAAGAGTCGCAAAAACAGAGATGTTAGTTCCATCATATTGAACACTTGATTTGTCTGCTGAGACAAAATAGGTATTTCCCCCAAGCTGCTCTGATCTAATTATCGTTCCTGAAGGGTAAGATATTCCTGAAATTCGGGTGGAAGAAACACCATTCTTTTTACATAAGTAGCCCTGATCAGTTAAGGCAATCAACTCATTAGCTGCACCCTTTTTGAAAGTTCCTAGTCCCCGGATAGTCCCCGTTGCGTTAGCTGTGAAAAATAAAGAAGTTCCCCACCGCCCAGTAGGTACTCCAGAGCCTACGAGCATGATATTATCTCCTTTGGAGTATTCATCTCTACTAAGCTCGGTGGGGCGTAACAATAAATTAAGACCCTTGCGCCAGTTATTCCAGGTTGCCTCAATGTCTTTTTCTGGCTTAAAGGTTGGTCTGTTTTGAAGTATCTGTGGCATTATGCTCCATAGTGTTTACCAATGGCCCAAGCAGACGCGCCTCTTCTTGATACAGTGAGTGTGCCGCCTGGTCTTAGGTTTTGTTCCCTACCAATCAAGTTGTTTAAAACTCTTTGCGCTTCTGCATCTATCGTTTGAAACCTAGAGTCTAGTCTTGACTGTAGAATCAGGGATTGAACCTTTAATCTGACAAAGGTTGCATCAGGTACCTCGCACACACTTGAAAGCGTTGCAAAATTTGATGGGTAGCGTTGCCAGTCAAGGGAAAGCGTCTCCGAAGAGGTAATGCCATTAACAATCAAATGATAATTACCCACTCCTCCTAAAATATAGCAATATTTATCTCCGGTTCCGAATGTATGGCGTTCTTCTGGCTGTATTTCTGGATACTCAGTCGTACTTACTCTAGGTACACCAGTTAGCTCTCTAAAGTTATCTGGTAAGGGAATCGATGCTGTGGTTGCTAAATATGATGATGTTTCCTTGAGCTGTCTCCATCTGTAAGAGGTGGCCCACTCATCGACTGCTTGTTTAGCATAGTTGATTCTTACATCAAGATCATCGCCGATTGGTAACTCGGCTGATAGATCAATATAGCTATTAACATCAATAAGGATTTGGGAAAGTGTCTTCATGCTTTTACTTCTACAAAAGAGTAGAAGCGGTTAGCAAGTTTATGAATATGAAAGTGAAGCGCGGTTGTCCCAGACGTTATCAAAAAGATCGTTGCCATCGGCAAAAGTAATCACAACTCCAGAAGTAGTATCAATCTTTTTTACTCTCCAGAGTGCGCTAGTTGTAGCAGTTCCGGGCTTTGCGTGTCCAATGTAAGTAACTGTTGCACTAGCCTCATCTACTCGTAAAGCAAGTGGTACTGACTGGGTGTATTTCAGCCTTCTGCCGGTTGATACATCACCTGCGGCTCCGTGTTCTTCCCAATTGGTAGAGTCTGGATTTTTATTGGCGGTAAAGCCTGAGTTATTCATAAGGGTTGTATTTCTTTAACTTACTATCTACATCTTTTTTCTGAATGGCGAGAGCTATATACGAGTGCAAATAATCAATATTGCTTTCCCCAAACTTAGGACTCCCAATCTTCATCTGCATATCACGAATCGCCCATTTAATTCCCGCAACTGAGTGATCTTCAGTTTGTTGTTTGGCCCACTCGACAATATCCCCGAGCTTCTGTCCGTATCTTGCTTTATCCGAGTGAGTTTCAACTCCTAAAACCTGCTCAGTAGCTGTAAGTAAAGGATCATCTGCCGGTACTTCTAATACCTTACCGGTTTTTAATGGCTCCAATGACTCTTTTTCAATTACTTCACCTTTTTCGTCAACATCTCGTATTTCTGCCATATTATCTTTCTAGCTTATTAAGTAAGCGGTTATCAAACTTCCCAAGGAAAGTCTGCGTAGGTGTGTCCATAAAATATCGGTGTAGGATCAAAACCCCACTTTTTCAAAAACTTCTCCCTATTCTCACTATCTATTTTTCCATTACCTTCAATCGAGTGAATGACCTGGCCCTCTTTGTGTTCTACCTCTACTTTGTAATTTCTTACTAATTTTCCCCCAGCTTTATATACTCGGGTCCAATAATCTACATCTTCATAGTTAAAGGGAGTAAACTGAGTATCAAAATAGCCTACTTTCTTGAGTGTTTCCTTTGTAACCATGTAACATGAGCCAGGAAACCACACTCTCTGTTCTTCTATGCCGAAAAAACCCATGCCATTAGGTAACTTTTCAACTCCTGGGGCTGATACCATCGCATTAGGTATAACTTCCAACGCTTCTTTCATTGCCTCTAGCCAATCGGGCTTAACTACAATGTCATCACTTATCACCGCTATATATTCTCCTTTAGCAATCTTTAATCCTTTGTTCCAGCCACCTGCGCAACCAGAGTTAAACTTCATTCGCACATACTGATCTACTTTAGACTTCCACTTTTTCGTATCCAGTGGTGCGTGATTATCTATTAAAATAATTTCAGCTCCCTTTGAATACTTAATAACCGAAGTCATACACCCGTCTAACATTTCTAGATGTTCGGGTTTTCTTGGATAAGTTAAAACTACAACAGAGTACTCCATATTTGACTCCAATCTACGCCTGGGGCTAAGTAACCTTCTACCATGTGGGTTGCAATACTATGTACGGGTACATACAACGTATGTCCTTGGTCCCTCAAATCATGCCAGACTTCGTTATCTAAATAACCATACTTCTCAAAAATATCAAAGTGATCTCTTAAAATATCCGAAGTAAGCCCGAAGGTCATAGTGTTTCGCTCAACCGATCTATAAATCTCATTCCCAACCATTTCCAGTTCACAAGTCTTAGAATGAATTGATCTATCCAGATAAAAATTCCTATGATTGTATGGGCTGACCAACCCTAAGTTGGTAATAGCCTCAACCATCTGCTCGCCAGTGTCGGGTCGGTACACATAATCACATTCCTGAAATAAAATAATGTCATCCTGCTCTCTAGCTAGATCGTAAGCCATGAGTGCAGTATGGTTTATCCCGATAGATGTAAAGTGGCTTTCACTCTCAAAGGGAACAGCCTTAATTAAGTCTTTATACTCATCTGTGCAGTAGTCACATAAAAAGACGATTTTAGGCTCTACAGAGGCATAAGCGCGTATAAAAGACTTCAAGCACATCTCATTTAGCCGGTATTTATTCTCCTGTAGTATTGGACTCGGATTTGTAGAGGGGATGCCGCACATTCTATAAACTACAAACATATTTCTCCTATGACTTTATCTATAAACTCAATCATCTCTTTTGTAATCGATGGATGAACGGATAAGAACATTCCATCTTTCATAACTAGGTCTGCGTTTTTCATCTCGGAGTGAGATTTATACTTAATATCTTTGTATGCGGGGTGACGTAGTACATTCCCTGAGAAGATGGTCCGGCACTCAATGTTATTACTCTCAAGTGTGTCCATTACTATTAGTCTTTGTATGCCCGAACATAAAAGCGGAAATGAAAACCAGCAAACCTCTGCATTCTTAGGTGACTCGATCAGGGTAAACTTCGGGTACTTACTAAATACCTCTCTCATTAACTTTTCGTTCTGCAACCTACGCTCTCTGAAATCTTCGAGTCTTTTTAACTGCACGCGCCCCATCGCACACTGCAACTCAAGTGGTTTCATGTTAAAGCCTATCTCTTCATAGACGTACCTTGATCGGTAATCACTTGGAAAGCCTGGATACTCATAAATCTCATCCGTTCCAGATGCACGACCCCACTCTCTTATCTTAAGACATTTATTGGCTAACTCCTCGTCATTGGTAAGACAAGCTCCACCCTCACCAGTTGTGATGATGTGGGCCGCGTGAAATGACACACAAGAAATATCTGCATAAGTTTCAACAAACTTACCGTCTATTAAAGTTCCATAGCCATCGCAATTGTCCAACACAATCTTTGCTTGAGGTAATATCTCTCTTAACTTAACTAAGTCTACTGGATTAGAAGCAACATTAACTGCTATCACCGCATGGATGGGTTCTTTAATCTTTTTGACTTCCTCTAGATCTATGTTCAGGGTCTTAAGATCAATATCTACCACGTAAGGAGTGTACCCACATTGAATAATAGCATTAAAGGCTGTAGGAAAGTTTAGTGCCGGAATAACTACGTTAGCACCCTTCGGTAGGTGAAGCGCGGTTAAAGCAACTAGAAGAGCAGATGATCCAGAATTAACTACCACAGCTCTCTTAACCCCTGTTTTCTTGGCTAACTCTTTTTCAAATAGGACGCTGTTTTCTCCGACGGTCCAACGCTTGCCACCCTGGGATAGCATCACATCCATTACTGCCTTGACCTCTTCAATACCTATGATCGCGCCTCCGTACTCTACTCGATCAATCTTCGGTCTAAACATAAATCTCCCTTTTATTAAGTACTACCTCTGGAAGTTTGTTTTTTTTTACCCACTCCCAGGTCTTTTGTAATCCTTCCCTGAGTGGTGTTTCTTTATAATTAACTAAGGAGTTTTGGAGTGAGTGATCAGCCAGAAACATAGATATTTCCTGCTGTCTCCCTGGCTTTAATTCAACTGGCACAGATAGCCCTGTAATCTCCTGTAATAAATCAGAAAGCTCTTTAATTGAGATAGCATGATCTGATCCCACGTTCATTGTTAAGTTAGATAAATTCAAAGCCTCCGCCAGTACATCAACCACATCTTCGACAAAAGAAAACGCCCGTTTCATCTTACCCTCGCCATACAAAGTGTAAGGTTGTTGCTCAATCAACCGCCTCATAAATAATGCAACTACGTTCTTGCTTGGATCTTCCATCTTTTGACCAGTGCCATAGATGTTGTGAGGTCTAAATATCACATACTCAAAGTTGTAGACTTTTGCCATGATTTTTAGAATCTGCTCACAGGCCAACTTATTAACTCCGTACACATCTTTTGGGATAGTTTCGCCATTCTCTTTATATGGAACTGTAGCCTCACCATAAACCGCTACACTTGAGGTGTAAATAAACTTTTTTACTTTTGCGTTGATACTTGCCTTCAACACATTAACAAATATGCCTATATTCCTTTGAGTCATGTCTACTGGCGATACCTGAGCCATAGCTTCTGAAGCATAAGCCGCCAGGTGATAAACCACATCGGGCTTAAAGTTATCCACAACTTTATCCACAAGTGCTTCATCTCTTAAATCATACCCATTGTCTAAAGAAACACCCATTACTTCGTGGTCTTTCAATTTCCTAACTAGGTTGGATCCAACTAGCCCATCATGTCCTGATATTAAAATTTTCATAGATAACTTAAGATAGTTTGTACTCGATGCTTATAGGTGTGATTCTCTAACGCGTGTTTTCTAGCGTTTTGTCTTAACATCTCAAGGCGTGGCTCATCACTTAGGTATTCTCTAGCAATAGACACTAGGTTTTCATCATTGGTATAGGGAATAAAGTGTTTGTGGGGTATGCCAAATGGTTCTAAGTTTCCAGTATCGTTATGAAGCAATGCACCAACTGCCATACCTTCAAAAAACCTCATGGGTATATTCTTTTCTCCTAATGAGCGATTGAAAATAATCCTGCCATGATTAAGTGCGCCGTTATATGCTTCGCCCAGTCCTGGTTCAATCTCTAGTACTCCAAAGTGCTGATGTAATAAATTAGTTAACCTTTTTCTTTCGGCATAGATCGAAGATAGAGAGCCGGCAAAAACAATGTCCGAACCTTTTTCATTGTCTAAGGGAAAGTGATAATCAGGATCAAAAGCGTGGGGTAGAAACACTGTACCTTTGGGATATTTAACTAAATCTTCTGGTGAACCACCTATAAATATTTGATCATAAGTAAACTCTGGCTTTCCCTCTTTCATAAAGCTGTCGCAGTCCCAAAAGAAAAATGGGACCCCGGGTATTCTTTCAACAAATGGATGACCATCAATGTTTATGACTAGATCGGGCTTATCTAAATCCTCGGCACTTAAAGCTATATGGCCCAAATCTTTAATAGCCTTCCAAATCCAAAATGCAGAGCTGGCTTCAATTCCCTTGGAGTTTGGTTTGTTAGTCTTTATAACCATTTCTCTGCCACCTTTTTATAATTTTCTCTAATCCAAGTCTTGCACTCATCGTCTGTAACCTCTTCTGGTATCTCGTAATCAAGAGAGGTCTTATCGTCAATCTTTTTGTCCCGTTTGATTGGTAACTTTCCTTCCTGTGTCCTAGTCATTAACCAGTAGTACCTTGGGTCATTGAGTAGACGGGTTCGGTTGAGTCCCCCCTCTTTATTACCAACTACTTCCCAATGATCCAAGCAGACTGCGATGTTCCACTCGTCTATCCAAATCTTGTGTCCTAGTTGTAATGCTCTCCATGCAATCTCGGTATTGTCATAGCCAAGAGCATCGCCCATAAACTCCCACCAACCGTTTAACTCTCTTAAGGTAGACATGGGTATTGCCCCAATGTTTAACTCGAAGTCGTATGGGCTTTCTGTGCTTCGTAGTCCCTTATGAGCAATCCGAATATTCTTTCTTAAGTACTCCCCCACCACCTCAGTTTGACCATTAAACCAATCCTCAGCGTTTGAAGTATCTGGCTTTATTTTAGGTTTGTAGTAAACATCTACCGGAGCAATTAAATCCCCTGGGTGACGGTTGCTTTCTCTAACCAATTGCTCTAATGCTGTAGGCTGTAAAATGATGAAGTCTTGGAGTGCTACAAATAACTCACCCGTGGCGTGTTCCATAGCCACGTTATTAGCTGTAGATAAGCCATAGTTTCGGTTATGTTCTCTGTTGCGGAAGTATCTGATATTCAGATCGTACTTTTCTGCATATTTACTAGCAGTCTTGGCTCTGTTCTGCTTATAATCATCAACTATCAACCACTCGAAGTTTTGGTGGGTTTGTTTACTTAGGTTATCAGCCATTAAGTTCCAAAATCCCTCTCTAATAGTCGGTGTGTAAACTGTAACTTTCGTGTTTAGTACGGTCTCAGTTGTCTTAAAGATAAAATCCCACTTATTAGCAATAGTGGTCCAATCAAACTTGCGGGCAAACTTCTCACACTTATGGCTTAGGCGTTTCCACCTTTTATGATCTCCCATTAAGTCTAGTAACTGTTTCTTAAACTCGTTATAAACCCCAACACGCTTGATGTCCCCCTCGATTAAGATACCTTCCTTGGCAGTTTCCTTTAATGCGCCGAATGCCATAGTAACGGGAACAATACCTTGATTTTGGCACTCTTTAGCTGTAATACAGTCGATCTCTTCAAAATATGTCGGGTACGCCCAAATCCCACATTTTGATCTAATCTCCTTTAGTTTCTCCTTACCTACTCGCCCATAATGAGTGATACCTTTTTGACCCAGTAGGTTATTTACTGTCTGATACCATTGCATTCTCTCTGGATTGCCACTGGCTACCTTCAAAAATAAGTCCCAACCATACGCCACGTGTAATTCCGCCTCTGGATAAACCTTCAATATGTCGGGCCATAGATAGAGAAGAATATCAAGACCCCGATCATAACTACTCGCCCAGATTAGTTTTTGATGTTTCATAGTATTCCATTTGGTATTACATTCTTTTTACTTAACTTGGGAGCTAATGAGGCGTGATGCTCACTCTTGAACATAAAGCCATCAACACTGCTTTCAAACTCCTTGAGATTTTGTTCATTAAAAAGATCGTGCATATCCACCAAGAACTTATTGCACTTAATAATTGGAGACAACCCACTTGATCGCCATTGAATAAAGATATTGAACCAGTCCGCAGGATTAAAGTAATACCATGGTAGGTAAGTAACACCGTCTACCGTCTTAGGCTGGTCTGGGTCACCGTAAACCGTCACGCTGTAACCACGCTTGACCCATTCTTTGCTTAGCATAATTACAGCAGTTTCAGATCCTCCTATGCCGGTTTGTAGACTTAGTCCATCCCACTTCTCAAAATGTGCGCCACCGAAGTTAGCAAAGTAACAAATTTCGTTGTTCTTCCATATCCGAGGCGGTACAACGCGCTTTCTCCAAGCAATAGCAAAGGGTTGAGAAGTTATGGCTATGGGTAAGACATCTAATGCTTTAACAATCGCGCTGGTGTTCCCAATTGAGTCTAGGTACTTAAACAGTTCATCAGTTTGCTTACATGCTTTGTTTAACTCAACTACATCTTCTAAGAAATAATACTGCTGGGTATTCTCTTCGCAGGGTTGCTCTTTAGCTAGAATCTCTGCTCCGGCTAGTGCGCCTTCAAAATCCTTATCCTGATACTTTAATTTCATTAACACTTGAGCAGAGAGTATTTTCATCTCCTGTAAGTTAGTAATTCCCGCTGATCTCTTCTCTAGGGGTAGTGATACACCCACCTCAAGCCAGTGTTTAGCTGAGTTGAACTTATTAACATTAAGATAGGCTAAAGCTAGTCTTAAGTAGAAAAGAGGATAGTGGGGATACTCCCTAATCGCATCGTGTAGTAATTTAATTGCTTCAAGGTTTTGACCTAGCTTTCCATGGCAGATTGCCATAAGATCACAACACGTACCACGTTCTTCATCCCACCCCGACTTCTTTAGATACTCCTCGCCCATTGATAGAACCTCAGTCCAATACTTCTTCTCCTTTAACTCTGAATATATTTTCATTAAGTAAAGTAAGGTTCGCGGATCAGCTTCGCCTTTTTTACGTTCATCTTTCAATTGCTCTTCTAAAATCTCTTGATTCCTAATCATGGTCTTTTCAGCATCTTCCATAGACTTCTTGTGCATGATTGCCACACCATAATCTTTGTATGAACACTTAACGTATGAGTCTTTAATGTCCTTAGCGGGTACAGGTGTTTCATGTAATCTTCCTATCCATGTATGCGACCCAGGTCGAAGCAGTCGCTCTCTAAAGTGAATAATGTCTACTTTCTTAAATGTTTTTTGTGAAGGCACACCATCAAAAGTACAACCATACCAATATTCAAAGAAAATAATGTCTTTGTTAGTTTTAACTCCTAAGTTAGCAATATCTCGTAAGTTTTCACCACCAATTAACACATCGTCAGCATCCATCCAAAAATAGTAATCAGTGTCTTTGGGTAATTTACTTAAAATGTAGTTTCGCTGCTCACTAAAGTCCTTTTTCCACGCTAGATAGTGATAATCTCCGCCTTGTGACCGCGTATACGCCTCAATTTCGGTAGTTTTCTCCCCATTGGCTACAACGTGCCATGAATCAACATAATTCTTGACAGACTCAACCGCTTCTTTGAAATCTTTTAGTTCGTTGTCGTCTTTAACGATAAATGTGGCGCGGATTTTCATATTTGTCTTTTATGAAATAGATATAATTTTTTACACTTTTAACTGCATCGTAATAACCTTTTAGCGGCCCAACAATTGAGCCATCTTGAAACTTGTCCACTATCTCCACAACCTGAGCTATGTCATCAAAAATAAAAGCGATTCGCTTAATATCTGAAAAATCAACTGACTTTTCTTTGATTCCAGAAAGCCGAAGAGCCGCAATAATTCCTAGATCAGATACTTTCATATTCGATAGTTAGTGTTCTTAAACTCTGGTACTACTCGGAGGAACTTCTTGATAAACTTCTTGTCCTGCATCTTGAGATTAGGGAAAAATACGTGCATTAGGTTGTAAAGTCTCATTGGATACGATATGGGGGTATACCCACCGGCTAAGATAGCTTGTTTAATGGGTCGCTCATACTTAAGTTCATTTTCCATACCCACAACCCAATCGCGGTATTCATAGGGAAAGAACCTACGCCAAACAATGACTAAGCGTTCAACAAACTTCCAAACAGAGGGAGTTAAATCGTTTACAGTTAAAGTATCGGGGAGACCTAGTTTCTTTTTGAGATCAATTAAGTGTTCGGTAAGCATTCGTGCCTCGTCGGACACAATCTCGTAATCTTCATTATCAATAGTAATAGTTTTCATGCTAACTTGGCTTATATCTAAGTCAAAAAGGGGTTGTCAACCAAAAACCCCGCCGAAGCGGGGCAATTGGTTTACTGATACAGCTAAGGTTATAAACCTGAGTTATATCCAGTGCGTAGGACAGAAGCTGTCTGGGCTTGTGATACCACTGTAAATTGAGTGGCATACATACCTTTTTCAGCATGACCAGTCTTAGCAAGAGGAATCCATTTTGGCTCCCCTTCTTTGGCTAGGAAGCTGTGACCGAACAGTTCTTCTCTGAGCAACATAACAGCTAACGAACCAGCAGTTGTTCTCATATCCTTATGAGGAATGATTGCCACAGTTTGTCCGACCTCAGAGTCATAGACCCTGATTTCAGCATCGAGTTTCTTTGCCGAAGCGTCGATGTTTCTGGTGTTCTTGTCAGTGAATGTAGAGACACGTCTCTTAATCACGACTGGACACAATAAAGTGTCACCAACATACGATGCTCCAACAGCGTCCCAAGATTGCTGAACGATGTCGTTGAGTTCTGTTTCCGTGAAGGAAGTTCCAGAAGCTCTAGCAGTCACGTTGGTTGAGATACATCTCTCAATACCAGCCATAGAAGCTGCTACACCGGATGAACCGGCTGCTAAAACACCATTGATCGTTAGCCATTCCATCTTAGCTTTGAGTCTGGTTAGACCCTCTCTCTTTTGGAATGACATTTGATCTTCGTGAGTTAGGGTATCAATCCCTAAATCAGTAGATGTTACTTGTACAACCTCGTCTACAATACCAATCCTGTTATTGGATCGGCTTGGTGTAGAAAGGTCTTGGACCGATGCGTCTGCGCCTTCAATCACCATCGTTACAGTTGTAGGTCTGGCAGTGTTATACACTGGCCATTCATGCAAAGTATTGGTGGCTGCAGCCGACACTTTTAGGTTAGTCACTAGGTAGTTGTCTACGTTTGGGCTAACATCTTTGAGTATCGACAAGACGCTATCGCGTTGGTCAGAAGCGGAGTATGAACTTACGCCAATAGCCATATTTGCCTTTCTCGAACGCTAATTACTAAATGCCAGCTCTTCGGATGCGTTCCTCCATCGCGTCTTTTGAACGAAGAGATGCTTTACGCAAATCTTCATATTCAGCCGATGCGACTGAGCTAGCGGTTCCTGATACAGACTTTCGTGTGACGGCTTGGCGTGCTTTTTGAGCTTCGGTCTGCTTAAGCTCTTTTGGCTTCCAGTACTTGCTCATCTTTTCAGCTGCAGCTAGTGGGTCTTGTTGACCTCTTTGCCAGAGCTGATTAACTAATTCGTTCCTCACTAGGTCGTATGCCTCTTCGTTAAATCCCGCTTTGTTGTCAGGATCTAACTCAGGGTAGCTCTCGTATAGCCTCTTCTTCACCCCATCGGCTTCAAATCTTGCTACACGCTCTAGTGCGGATTGAGCTTTCCTTTCAGCTTGTACAGCTCTCGCTTCGGCCTGTTGGGCCAGTGAGAGCCTACGCTCTAACTCTTGTCCGTCTATCGTTCCCGCCTCATCCCACAATTGTTTGGTTATCTCTTCCACCTTTGCCTGTGTAAGGTTTGGTGCAACTTGAGCCGCTTGAGGCATTTGCGGTGCCTGTTGCGATATTTGTGGCATGTACGAGTCAAGAAGGCTTGGTTTTGGGGGCATTCCTGCCTCCTTCTCTTCCAGCTTTTTTGAGAGTTCCTCATTGCGCTTCTTAAGTTTCTCAAACTCGCGTTTGGTACGCTCAGATGCGTCTTCTGGAAGACCTTCTTGTTGTTCTTCGGGCTGAGCATCCGCCTCGGGTTGAACTTCTACCTCTGTTGGTTCAGTTGCTTGAACCTCTTGCTCTTTGATATCATCAGGCATGATATCCTTTCTTTAGCCATATATTTTTGCTCTGTTTATCCTCTGAGCATCAGAGTCGGCTGGTTGCTGTATCGCAGAAGTGAAAAGAGGTTGTCAAGCAACCTCTAGTAATTTATATACCCCTTGTCCCATCCAACCGGCATGACACTTCTTACATCTCACTTCGGTTGGGGAAACTGCAAATAACTGATGCTTACACCGTTCCATACTTAATTCAATCTCTTCGTGTTCACCATCAAGCTGCTTTGGCAGTGGTGCCAATTTTGTAGCTGGTTTCTCGTTTGGAGTATTGCTCACTGATCTTCCTTTCGGTTATCTCAGATTCTTGGAGGAATTGAATTAACTCCTTGAAGGCTTGGGCCTTGCCCCAGCTCTCCTGGTAAGCCCATTGGAACTCCGCCGGGGATTTGAACTGCCTGGGGTCCAGCCATTTGTTGTCCACCTTGAGGTAAGGCAGGAGATACTCCTGGAAGTCCTGGCTGTGCCATATTCGGTTGAACGCCTGAGCTTGCTTGAGATTCCTTAAAATAACGCTCCGTGTCTCGGAGTCCTGCGCTTTCAAGGATTGCGCTGACGAGGTCTTTGACATTTGGTGTCACTCCTTCCATTTGTAACATTTGTAATACTTGTGGATTAGTCAACATCTCAAAGGTACGATTAAGAGCTTCTAACTGTTCTTGGTAAGCTCCCATGCTCATAGACTTAACATCAGGAATGTAGTCATACGCTCCTTCTAAATCATCTGGGGTTAAAGATAATTCAGCACTATCACCCATTGGTGAAGGTCGCATTTTTCGTTCAATCTCTTGCTTATCTGCTCGCTTTTCTTCTGGGTTCTTAATCACTGGGTAAAGTGGTACTTCTGCTGCTTGGGTTAAAGACTGCAACTCAAGATCGCTAACATCACCGTTCTTTAATGCTAAAATCTCTGCAATAGACTCCATTGACTCATCGGGAATAGTCATTTGATCTAACCCGGACCTCTTAAAGTACTCAAAGTTCTCTTGACCGATAATTCTCATTACGTATTCATGCTGATCTGGATCTGCAAATAGAAATTGTTGGTTATTACTAATCCACATTCTCATCATGTCGGTGATCATGTCTGAAAGTACACCCTGGTTAGCTTCATCTCTGGCGTTTTGTTGTTTGACGGTAGCTTTAATCTCAGTTGCGGTTTTATCAGGCGTGAATGGGTCTAATCCGCCGGTACCCTGGCTCATCTCTCCCATAGCTTGAGCCAGTGATGACTTCAAAGCTGAGTAGGTAGTTTGAAAGTACTTTAATGACTCACCAGTTCCTTGGTGTTCAACTACAGCATCCTGAGAGTTCATAATCCAAGTGGCCTCTGGTCCCCAATTAAGTGTTTCCATTCTGACCTGACCCTCAATCACCTTGAGCGGTGGTCTCATGTGCACATTCATGGTGTCTAAATACCCACACAAGGTCGCTTGGATAGCCCAAAATATGGATAATACACACTCAACCTCACTCTCGCCCCATGGATCATTGAGTAGGTTGTAATACCTCAGTTGAACAATGGGAATTGACCTATGTTTATATGGATTTTTAATATCTCTTAGAATAACCTTATACTTTGGTGAGAAAGTAATCCATCTATCTCTTCTAAACTCAGTTACTACCTCAATCACTGGAAATGATTTATCATAACCAACACGATCCTCTAATCCTCTAAGTTGTAAGTTACGTGATTGATAATCACTCTGTCTTTGGTTTTGTGATTTATCTCTATCAATTCTAGCTTGCAACTCAGCAAGTCCTGAATACTTTGGCTCACCGGGGAACTCGTTCTCTTCTTTTAGATCAGTCCAGAGCATGTACTCTCTCATTTGAAACCAGTTGGCGTTTCTTACGTGAGTACAGTTAGGATCTAACCCGCAGTTATTCGGGTCTAGTGGCTTTAACTCATTACCATTGAAGATTGGTTTACCGTCTTTGTCTGTTTCATATTTCCAGCCCACATAACCGAAGGTAGACCCAAACATTCTCCCATCAACATCCATCTCACCCACTTTAGCGTTCATTGTTCCACCATCAATTGCACTATCCCATTGAAAATCTAGTAAAGTATTTATTAACCGAGACTTGAGTACATCTCCACCTTCACGCGGTACTGTTCTTCCTCTTAATTTTGAATTAGTAAGTCTTGCTTTCTTTTCCAGTAAAACAGTTCTAATTACTGGGTCAACTACTCGTGAAAGATATGGCCAATCCTCAGGTAGTTGAGCGTTATACGCATCAATGATCTCATTCCAGCCATGATCTCTATTTCTGCGCTTCTCGTTATCATCATTCCAATCGTTGTAGTGTTCCAGTACTTCGGCTAAACAGTTTTCTTTTTTCATAACTTCCTTCTAACCAAACTCCCAAGCGGTTAGCAAGTTCTTTATCTCATCATCGAGATACCAAGCACTCGGTTTTCTTACTCTGATTAAAACTTGTCTAACTGAAAAATGAACTGTCTTTGCTTTTTTGTAACACTTGGCACATAACTTTAGATACTCACTTGTAACCTCATCTTTAACAAAGAAGCCGGGAAAGTCTTTGGGTTGTTTCTCAGCACAACACTGACACGCCCATACAGTATCCACACTTCGGATCAATCCATCTCTCCTACCACCACCATACTTGGACCAAGAACCAGATTTAATACCTTTGAACGGATCATTAGCTTGAGCAGGGTGGTTAGGCATTAACCAATCCTCCATTTCTTTGAACTAATAACTGGAGTAAACTCCTCTCTCGGAGTTAAGCTCTCAACTGCATATCTAACTGCATCTAAACTGTGATCAAATCCTGGCTCTGGTACGTTGATAATCTTGCCGTCCTTGTCTGTTTGCCATAGATAATTCCTATATTCTTTGAGTATATTTAGTGATCGTTTAGTAACACTCACTCGCTGTTCTTGAACTTTAGAGATACCCTGATTGACACTCCCCTGACCCTTTTGACTGGGTAAAATCGTTATTCCATAGCTCTTTATCTCATCTATGCTCTTGGGTTCTGCTGAGTCAGCAATAACTAATGCCTGTGGCTGATTCTTTAGTATGTCGGCAATCTGTGAGTTTAGTAACCCCTTTTGAAAGGTTATTTCATCTAAGATAAGGCCGCCGTTATATTTATATACTGCAACTATTGCTGTGGGATCATTACTATACCCAAAGTCTAATCCATATCGCTCTAATCTAGCTTCGTGAGGTACTTCATCAATCGTTACCCAGTCCTTGTAGATCTTGCCCTCAACCTCACCAAGCTGACCCATTCCATACACTGCCCACCAGTTTTTATTCCCCCTGCGTGATTCAATCGCTTCAACAATTGATTGCTCTAAAGCCTCATTATCTTTGTACGTTAAAGTGAGAAAGTCTACATCCTGGGTGGGTAACACCTCACCATACCACCAAAACTCACTCACTGGATTCCAGTCTAACCAAATAATCTTTTTAGTACGAACCTCTAACTGAGTGTATGTTTCATAGGGAATGTTATTTGCCTCATTGATAAATAACACATCTCTACGTGGGCCTCTAACTTTACCTGGTTGATCTGCGCTAAAGAACTCTATTTTTGACCCGTTGGGAAATGAGTAAATATAATCTGTTTTATTCCATGAAGTTGGTTGCCAATAGTTATGACTGTCCATAATCGACTCAAAATCTCTTATTGCTCCTCTCTTTAAGTGGGGAAAAGACTCACTAACAACTGAGATTAACCGCTTAGGATAATCTATAGCGTAAGATATTAACCAAATTAGAATAGAGATAGTCTTACTTGCGGAAGTTCCACCAGCAACACCCCTAACCCGTTTAGTTAGATTGTTGATCTTGATTGTCGCTGTTGTCTCTGCGTATTTCATTAACTTTGATTAAGGGAATAAACACCTGTTCACCATCGGATTTAATATCTGCTTCTGTTAGGTCCGGCAATACTTTGTTTATCAGTGTTCTTAATGCTCCGATTCTGATTGATGGATTCTCACTTTCACATTCTTCCAGTAACCTTGTAATTAGATATTCAGCATGTGAGGCGATCTTTGAATACATCGCTTGTTTACTCATTGGGGGAGTACCCTTCTTCTTCGCTGGTAAGTCCTGTAGCTTTGTTATTGCTTTCATGTTATAATTCCGCTTCACAAAGAGGCTCACCTAAACAGTGGGCGTTTTTGTTTTTTACTAGAGTTTTCTTATAAATCGGTTTTGTTCCTTTAAGAGGTAAAATTACAGTATATTCGCTTGTAAATCCCATCTTCTTGTTTTGCTTGTTTATGTTCCACAACACATCTACCATCTCTCCAAAAGTTATGTAGCCTTTTCTCTTTTGTAAATATCCTTGGTCGGTAATCGTTGCATTTAACGCTTTTTCTACTCCTCTACCAACAGTTGCCATAAATTTAACTACTTCTTGATTTCTTTTAGGTATTTCCATTGTGTTTTTGTTATTTAGCTATACTTTTTGCTTTTACTCTTAAATTATCATACCACTCTTGACCTCGTTTATCCTTTAACCATTCCGAAAACTCGATGGGGGAGAGATGCGCCGAGAATTGTGATGAGAAGATGTGATGCAAGCTACAAACACACACTCCGTTATCCAAATCCCACCGGACACTTCTATTTGCCCGCGAAAAGATATGGTGTGAGTTTAGATTTTTATCTGACCCGCAATATTCACACTTAAATCCAGCCCGTTCTTTGACTAAGTGAGTCCACTGATCGTCTTTGCGTTTATTTGACGCTTTTGGGGCGTTAAAAACGCTTAGACGTAGCTTTTTATGCTTACAGTCGTTACACAAAACGTCTTTGCGTGATGATGAGAAGAATTTTAGATTACGTGTTCGTTGACAATCAGGACAGAGTTTACGATCTAATCGCATGAGTTATCTTATAACATAAAAAAGTAGCCTTGGTCAAGAGGTAGAAGTTGATATAGTTTGCCATATTGCACAAGCTATTTGCTTATGGTATTGTTGTGTTTGAAGGAACGAATGACATTTACTGTAGATAAGATACAACCCGAATATATAGCACAGATTTGCCCGAACTGTAATGGTCGTGGAACTGTCGGACTTAATCCAGTTAGACCATGCCCAACTTGTGGCAGCACTGATCACAAAGGAGTTGTTTACGTACCAGCACGAATGAAGGAAAGTTATGATAACAAGAATAATCTATACTGAACTGTGGCAAGATGATTTTTTTGCCGATTTATCCCCTAACGAAAAGCTATTGTTTTTATACTTCCTGACCAATGACTCGGTTAATATAATTCACGTCTATCGCTGTAATCTGGCAAGAATTAAAGCTGATACTGGTATCGATACCCCTATCATAGTGGCAGCACAAGCTAAATTCGAGCAAGCCAATAAAATCTTTTTCAAAGACGGTTACGTTTTTTTGAAGAATGCACATAAGTTTGAAAAGTACGAAGGCGAAAAGAACGATGTCGCAAAAGCTAAGTTATTCGGTCGTTTGTCAAAACCAATAATAGATTGGTATATCAAGCATTCTGATACCCCTATCAATACCCCTATGGATAGGGACTATAAATCAAAAGACATAAATCAAAAACAAGAAACCCTAAAAGATAAATATAACTATGGATATACCACAGAGCAAATAGCAAATGACGTTGACAGTGCTTTTTAGTAAATTAGTAAAAAGGAGATTATGAACGATCTAACAACACAAAAGATCAATCTACCAGCAAACATAGACCAATTAGCTAAGTTTGTTTTAATTGGTCGAGATAAGCTCGCAAGCGTAAGAGCTGAAATGAGAGCTATAGATAAATTAGATTTAGCTGGTGAAGTCAGAGAACAGAAAAAACAAGAAGCGACAATGTTAGCTGGTGCGCTGCTGGATGCAGAAGTTAAAATCGGTCAGCTTACAAGTGAGATACCAAAATCATCTGGTGGAGATAGAAAAAGCGATAATTTCAAAAACGACAACGCTGACGCTTTTGATAAACAATCAAAGTCTGAACACGACGTAGTCAAACAACTCGGTGAACGCAATATACAGCGTTTTCAACAGATGGCAGAACACCTTGAGATTGTTGAACAGGTAAAAGCGGAAGCCAAAGAGAATGAAGATTTACCAACAAGAACTGAAGTTTTGAGGAGAATAAAAGATAAAGAAAAGCAAAACAGAATTAAAGATGAAAGAAAATATAGAAACGAAGATGTTACCAACATTGACGTAAGAGTTGGAGACTTCAAAACAGTTCTTGATGATATTTACGACATAGATGCAATTATTACGGACCCACCCTATCCGCTTGAATATATCAATTGTTTTACAGACCTAGCAATCTATGCAAAGGCACACGTTAAAAAAGATGGATTTATTGCTGTTTATTCTGGTCAATATCACTTGCCAGAAGTTATCAAACGATTGTCAGAACACCTCACTTATGTTTGGACATTTTGTTTATATCATGTAGGAAAAAAACAACTCGTAAATGGAGTAAACATTATGTGTGGTTGGAAGCCAGTGCTGATATTTTCTAATGGCTCAAAAAAAATGAGATTTAGTGCCTATGATGTTATCGTTTCAGAACAGATGGAAAAATCAAATCATGTATGGCAACAAAGCGAAAGTGGAGTTGCGGGACTAATCGAAATATTTTCAAAACCAAACGATCTTGTAGTTGATCCTTTTGCTGGTTCTGGAACTTTTGGCGTTGTGTCAAAAAAATTGGGAAGAAGATTCATAGGAGCAGAAATAAATGGTTAAACAAGAATATTCTGGTACTAGAGATTTGACTTACTCTAGGTGGCATAGAACGCTACCAGACAAATGCTACTGCATGGATTTGGATTGGATAGAGTGGAGAGCTGGAAAAGGCATAGTCGCAGTAATAGAAACGAAAGATTATAGATCGAGAGGTATTGGAAGATTTCAAAAAGAAGTTATGCTGATAATAGCAAACGCATTAAAAGTTCCCGCTATTTTTGTAAAGTTTAGATTTGATATCAGTCCTGCGATATTTTGTCTTGAACATTTACAGTCTGGTAAAAAGAAAAACATGACTGAATCAGAATATAGAGACTGGTTGACAAATATTTAGAAAGGTCTTTTATGTTCACACTAGATGAGATGCAACAAAAACGCGAAGAATTAGTTAAAAAGTATCGTGAAGCCAAACTTAAAGGTGACGAGGTGATGATGAAGATAATCGAAGTACGTGGTAAAGCAATCCGGAACGCTATAGATCGTGAACAAATTAAGAAGTCGTTGTTTTGATATGGTTTTTGCTACTTGCAATTAAAGATAAAAGTGCTAATATATCTGGTAGTAGCAGAAAGGAAATATGCAAGAATACACACAACCAACACCATCAGATGGCGCAGATGCGATCTCATATCAAATTCCATCCAGTGTTAGAGAAGTTATCGGAAACTATCGTAGTGCCGGCCAATCCGAACTGGCGAGTTTAATTCAAGAGATTGCAGAGACTTCTTATCTCAAAGGTCAACTAGACACTACAAGTGAGAATATTCAAAAGTTACAAAGACTGGAGGTGTTATGAAGTTTTATCCAAAAACACAAAATGACCGAGAGCAATGGATTCTTGGTAAGTTCGGAGAGATTGAACACGATGACTGGTTGCCGCTTATAAGTGCTTGGAAGAATGACGATGGCTCAATCACTTTAATTCCAAACTGTAAATTAAGACCAGGAGCTAAATATCGTATTAGACAGAAATCTGAGAACGCTCCAGAGCAAGCACCAGATTATCAATGCTCAATCAGGAGAGATCGCTCATCGATTGAAGATGGTTTCGTAGAACTTTTAGCACAAGGAAAAGAATAAAATGGATAATACTTTTTACCAGGATTTACTAAAGGCTCAAAAAGCTATCGAGGCGGTAGACAAGGATGGCAAAAATCCATTCTTCAAAAGTGACTACGCAACGCTGAACGCAACGATCATTGCTTGTAAACAGGCTCTCAACGACAACAATATTATGGTGCTACAGCCAATAGAAAGCGATGAAAATGGTGTTTATGTAGCCACGACGCTAATTCATACGTCGGGAGAGAGACTAACGTCAAAAATGCGTATTACAATGGCTAAGGTCAACGATCCACAAGCACAGGGATCAGCCATAACTTATGCACGTAGATATTCTCTAAAATCTATGCTGGCAATGTCCGACGAGGATGATGACGGTGAAAAAGCAATGGCTAGAACACAGGAAAAGCCGGTAATGGATCAATTAACAGCCAGGTGCAAAATCCACGATGTAGAAATGAAACAAGGCTTTAGCCAAAAGACACAAAAGAACTATTGGTATCACGACAGCGAAGAGGGTCGATGCTTCGGAAAGGAATACAGACCACCAGTAAGTCCGACTAATTAACGAATATTATCTAGAAAGTAAATATGCAAGCAATTAGAACTCCGGCAATCATAACTTCAATCTCTAGTAAACAAGATGGTTCGCTAGGACTCAGACTCTCAACGCCAGAACTTACACCAGATGAGAAGGTCGCGTTTTTAGAGATACAAGGATTGAATACAATCGTTCTAATAGAACCAACCGATTTTGAGTCTAAAGAGATCAAAGAGATCAAAGGCGAATTAGATAGTAAGACACCATCTCAGCGACTTAGATCAGTATTATTCGTTCTCTATGATCAACAAGGTAGAGAAGGAACTTTTGAGGAGTTTTACATCAAACACATGAACAAGATTATCGACTGGGTAAAAAACAAACTGGAG